CTGACGCAATAGGTCTTGCTGCGTGCGCAGGGCGCCTTGATTTTCGCGTTCCTGTTTCAGGGTGTCGGCGAGGGTGTTGGCGGTTTTCAGGTTGCGGTCGGCGTCGTCGCGGGCTGTCTTTGCCGCATCTTGCGCCCGCTCGGTTTTGCCTTCAGCGATGTCGATGCGTGTTTCCTGGACCCAGATCAGCAACGCGAGGGCGCCGAGAAGTGCTAGGCCGTACAGAGCCTGGCGCAGGGTGCTCACGCGCGGTACCAGCCAAGTTTGTTCATGGCAGCGGCATCGAGCTGCTTGATCGGGCCGCGCACGATCACGGCCCGGGCGCCGTTCATGATCTGAATGGACTCGGCCAACAGCTGCATGTCGTCCTGTTCGGTCGACTCCGGTACCACCAGCAGGTCACCGTCCTTCACCCGCAGCTTTTGCAGAGCTTCGAAGTCGATCATGCCGCCACTCCTTGCCCGCACTCGCAGCTTGCGTGCCGTTCGTACGCGCGCTGGAGCTTAGTGTCATAGAGATTTCGAAGGTAATCCGGGCCGTTGTAGAGCTTGGCGAACTCGGCCCATTTGCGAGCCTTCAGCGCCTTGTGTAGCACAGGGTCGGTTTCAATGAAGCGGGTGAAGGCGTCGAACTGCTGCGATTCGCCGGCACTCATCGCCGCCACAAAGTCCTGCACGTTGGCATAGCCGAGACGCTTCCAATGGAACCCCATGATCTGGAAGGCGCCCCAGGACGCCGACTCCAGGGCTGCGGTGTCATCGATCAGGCGGGCCATGGCCAGGCGCTGGTGCTCGGAGGTACCGCCGATGTATCCACCGGGTTTCGGGTTGACCAGGGCAGGGTTGGCGGTGGCGAGTTGGTCGGCGTGCCGCTTGAGTTCGGCTGGGTCATCGCCGACATGGCGAGCGGTAGCGAGCTGGCGGTACATGATGTGCCTTTCGAACAGGATCACCGGCTTGCCGTTGTCGAGAAAGCCCTTGCCCTTGGACTCCACCTCATTGACCGCGTAGATGCTCGCCAACGGTACGTCGAGGCGTTCGGCTGCGGCCACCAGGTCATGGTTGCGCAGCAGCTGGGCGCAGTCGCCGCCCGCAAGACTGGTTTGCGTCTTGGTGCCGGCGACGCCATCGGCGACCAGGCCGGCCTTCACCTGGTACGCGCGCACGGCGGATTCAGTGGCCTCGCCATAGTGACCATCCGGTACCAGATTGGCACCGTGTTTGATGAGGTTCTTTTGCAGCATCAGCACCGCTTGCGAGCGGTCGCCATGGCGAAGGGTGGTAGTCATGCGCTGGGCCTCAACAGGGCGGCGACGTTGCCGCGTGAACGGAAAATCAGAATGCAGAGCAGCACGATGGCAGCGGCCTGTCCGAGGCTGGTGGGTTGGCGTTCCAGCAGGATCTCCAGACCGCAGATGCACAACGTGGCGCCAAACAGGCTTGCCAGCAGCGAGATGCTGCGCCGGTACCGCGCATCACCTCGGGTGTAGCAGGCCAGGCGCAGGGCACTCAGCAGGTAGGCGATTGCCGCGATCAACTGCACGGCCAGTTCGATGTTCGGCATATCAGGTGCCCCCTCTGATGCGACGCCAGATGTCCCAGATGTCCGCTTTTTCTACCCACACCATCAGTTTGATGCTGATAGGGATGACCACCAGAGCGCAGAGAAAGGCGCTGCCACCGCTGGTGATAAACGGGATTACCTGTAGGGCCATGGGCGCGAACAGATAGCCCACGCCAGCCGACAGGAACAGTGAGCCCAGCCGCTGCCAGACTTTGAGATCACGCTTGGTACTGGTAACAAGCCAGGCGCCGAGGATGGCGCCGAATAGCGCTCCGTCGTCGATGACGGGCGTTACGGTGGACAGGCCCAAACCAATGAGCAGACCAGTCACAACGCTGGAAGTCGGATCAGCCATGGTGAGGTTTTCCTTGGATGCAGGGAGTCAGTCCCATAGGTTCACCATCTGCCGTTGGGGCGCGCTGGTTTGGGCTTCGGGCATGTTGACGACAAGGCCTTGCGGCAGGATGGGGCCGTGGTCGGCCAGGCCGGGGTTCGCCTCAAGTACCGCTTCGGTCACGCCCGCAGTGCGGCCGTAGAACCGCCAGCAGAGGGCGTCTACCGTGTCGTTTTGGTTGGTGCGGATGGTGACTGTCATCACTCGACCTCAGGCTCTACGGGTGTGATTGGTGTCGCGTACTCGAAAACACCATCAGGCGACACGTAGGCGCCTGGGGAGGCTCCGGTTTCAACCACTCTGAAAATCGCCAGGCCGAGCGGGTGCATAATTTCTCGGTTGATCCGCTCATGCAGACCGAGGCGGCTGATTTCGTTCCAGTCGATTACTTTCATGTCACTCATCAGATCAACTCCACCGTGGTACGGCTAATTCCGAGGAAGTCACGGACGGCCCAACGCAGATCGCGGCGGTAATCGTCGATGGTCGGGGTGGTTTCTTCGGCTTTATCGCTCCCGGTGTTGGTCGCGCTGTAGTCGCGGTAGCGCTCGCAGACTTCGGCGCCGGTACCGGCCTCAATCGCACGGCGGTACAGGTGGGCCTGGACCGATACATCGTTGATCTTGTCATCAGGTACGTCGGCCAACGTGGTGTAGCCGGCAGCCAGTTGTTTGGCTTTCCATGCCCTCAGTTCTCGGTTGAGGTTGATAGCGGCTGCGATTACGGCGGTTTCCAAGCGGGCCGGGGTGACGCTGCTGTCGATGCGTAGAGTGGCTCGAAGCTGCTCAAGATCGATTGAGGGCCAGAATGGGTCGGTGTTGATATGACCGCCGGTGACTGGTCCGCTGGCTACGAATGCGCTCAAAGGGAAGAGCCTCGGATGTCTGCGCGGGAAACTTCACGCAGGATCTGCTGCCGGGTGAATTCGGGGTGTTGCGTATAGAGACGGTCCATCGCTCGCATGGCGTTGCGGTTCACCAGCTCACGTTCGTGCGAGTTGGCCGGCATGATGGAGCCTTTCAGAATGGGGCCGGTGCAGACGGTGCGGTCGTAAGCCTCTGTCTCGGCCACGTATTGTTCAGCCGCAGCAGCCAAGCGCCGTTCAGATTCCGTTGGAGTGAAATCACTCTGGTAGAGGTTGGCAAAGGCGGTGTTCATGACTGCTCCGATAGATCGCCGGTGGTCGGGGCTTCACGTTCAGGAGGAGCGGCCTGGCCGATCCGCCCCGAGCCGGCGGGGTGCGTGGGGACGCTTGGTTAGCTGCCAGTGGCAGCGTGTTTTTTCAGGAGGCGCTCTGCGCTGTCCAAATCCTTCTTGCCGCCGCAACCGTCGTGCAGCTCGATCGCTCGCTTGAGCAGGTCGATACCGGCCTGAATCTGTCCGGGCTGGCCTGGCTCCTCGGCAGTGACGCCATCCAATGTCGCGCGGCCGGTTGCCAGGTACAGCTTGGCGCGGGCCTGGTCGGGCATGTCTTCGGCGTCGGTCAGTTCGACAGTGCGGTGCAAGATGCTCAAGTCGAAACTGCCGTTGGCCTTTTGCGCTTTCAGTGCGGCCGTGGCGATTTCTTCCGCCACCAGGCAACCGGTGGTGCGTTCGAAACGGTCCGGCATGATCAGCTTGTGCTTGAGCACGTAGTCGGCGATGTCCAGGGCACCGCTGTAGTCCTCGACGTCAACGCGCCAGACCATGACGGTGGTCATGACGTCGTCCTGAGCACCGTTGCCTGCTGCAAGTACTCCCTCGACATATGGGATGTACTCGGGCAACAACTGTGCCTTGAGTGCAGCCTTGCCCTCGTTGGACTGGATTGCTTTCAGGCGCAGCCGGTCTTGCAGCAGCTGATTCAGCTGGTGCTCGTACGCTGTTGCACCGGCCATGGATTGCTGTGGTGCCGTTTTCGCTGCCTCCATGGCCGCGCGTGCGCGGCGTTGGTGAGCTTGGGCGATGCTGAGTGCCATGGGGTTAACCCTCGCTGCCTGCGTCTTCAACCGGCGTGATGTTTTCCAGCAGGCAGCCCAGGCCGTATTCCTCGACCACATAAGCTTCGTTCGACGATTCGAAGTTGCTCACGCGGTTCCATTCCGGCTCTTCCTTGAGGTAGCGGCGGCGACCGCCGATCTGCCAGTACACCGACAGGTTGGCGAAGGTGGTGATGAGGATTGTGCCTTCGGGGATGTACGGCACCTCGTACAGCGGCAAACCACCGACGCGGCGTTGCGAGATGATCAGGTCGCTCGCCAGGGTGTTGGTCGCGTCCTGGTCTTTGTTGACCAGGGCCAGGAACTTGTCGTGGACCAGCTCGCGGCCGGTCAGCACCATCAAGCCAGGGTTACGGCGGTACCAAGGGTCAAGCAACTGGATGGCGTCGTAGACCAGGGCGTCAATGTTCTTGAAATCGCCGGTTTTGCCAATGGTGATCTTGCCTGCGACGGCGCCTTCCTTCAGCACGCGGTCGGGTGCGTGGGTGCGGTACTGCTGGAGCCAGCCGATGTTGACGTCTTCCAGCAGCGGGTGCGCGGTGCGGTCGGTTTGCTCTGCCGCCGAAACCCCGTAGAAACCGATCTGGATACGGTCGAGCGCCTGACGTTGGGCGATGGCGCTGGACAGGCGAGTTTGGAAGTCTGGGAACTTGGCCCAGGCATCGAGCTGTTTGTAGCTGACGAAGGTGTCGAAGTCGGTTTGTTCGGCCTTGTACTTGTCGCTCGACAGAGTGCCGATGCTGCGCGGCTCACGTTTTTTGACGTTGGTGTTGGTACGGCTGGCAACGGTGCCGCCCACGCCCAGGCCGACCTTTTCGCCTTCCTGTTCATCGACGCCGATTACGTTGACCTTGGTCAGGAACTCGCTCGACTCCTGAATCTTGGTTTCCAGGCGCTGCTGGATGGTTGGGTCGACGCTGAATGTGGCGGTGGCCGATTCAACGCCGTTGAGCAGTGCGACCTGGCTGAGGTAGCCGGTGAAGAGTTTTCGAGTGTCGTTACGCATGGGTGTCTCCGATAGTGGGCTGGGCGGTGTAGGCCGCAGGTCAGAACTCAGCCAGGGCTTGTTTGCCGCCGCCGGTTACCGGTGGGCGCTGGGTTTGGGAATGGTCTTGGGTTTTGCCGAGGGTGGTTTTCAGCTCGACCAGGTCCTTGCTGAGCTGCTCAACCTTGGTGTTCAGTTCACCGGAGAATTTCTTCTCAGCAGCCAGCTGATCGGGCAGATCCTTGACGTGATCGGCAATCGCTTCGACGGCCTGGCCGATTTGGGCGAACTCGGCGTCGTCCTTCGCCTGTTTGCCGCCGAGTAGTGCCTGCACCTTGCTGAAGAGCTGGGCGCCGAGGCTGGGTTTGTCCTCGATCTCCTCAAACTGCAACTCGGTTTCCACCGCCTCGGTGAACATCGACGTCGCGGAATAATGACGGTCTTTGAATGGGCTGGATTCTGGCTTCTGCGCCGAGAAAGACAGTACATCGGTGCCCAGGCTGGCCGGGGAGTCGGTCACCGCCAGGCCGACGATGTAGGCCTCGCCAGTGTCCGAGAAGCTGTCGTCGATTTCGATTGAGGTGTAAATCTTTTGCTTGGCCTTGTTCATGGCGATCAGATCGGGCGTCGGCTCGACCTGGGCGAACAGGGCCAGCTTCTTCTGGCCGTTGATTTCCACTTCTTCGGTCTTGACCGCGAGCACGTCACCGTATGCTTTGAAAGGGCTGTCGGGCAGCAGGCTGCGGAAGTGCTCCAGCCAGATGCGAGCACCATAGGTGGCTGGATTGAAGTTCTTCGCCGCCTGTTCCAGCCAGCTGCGTTTGATGGTGCGCTTGTCAGAGGTAGCGCCCTCGACGGCGACGCGGAACCAATTACTGCGGAATTTCTTCATGCCGGGAATCCTCAATGCGTTGGGCGCTAAGTGCGTTGCAATGAGGGGCATGGTCGTGACGCGCGCGAGTTGCGGCAACGGGACGGGATTGTAGAGAGCGGGACTACAAGGGGCGGCGCTACTGACTCGCAGGCGCGGGCGGCAGCATCGCGGCCATGACTACGACTGAACTGCTCCCAATCGATCCCCGACGCCAATCCAAGTTCCTGTATTGGATGGGTTGGCGTATCTGCGAGATTGCCGAGGCTACGGGCGAAAAGGAAAAAACGCTACACAGCTGGAAGGCCCGCGACGAGTGGGACCGGGCGGATAATGTCGAGCGCATCGGCGGGGCGCTGGAAGCGCGTCTGGTGCAGTTGATCCTCAAGGAAGGCAAGAGCGGCGGGGACTTCAAAGAGATCGACCTGCTGCACCGGCAGTTGGAGCGACAGGCTCGCATCCAGCGCTTCCAGGGTGGCGGTACCGAAACCGAACTCAACCCCAACCTCGCCAAGCGCAACGAAGGCCCGAAGAAGAAAACGCCGAAAAACGACATCAGCGAAGATCAGATCGAGCTGCTGCGCGAAGCGTTTATCGATGGGTGTTTCGACTACCAGAAAGACTGGCACCGGGCGGGCAATCAGCGCACCCGCGTCATCCTAAAAAGCCGGCAGATCGGCGCCACTTACTACTTCGCCCGAGAGGCGTTTATTGATGCGCTGGAAACTGGGCGCAATCAGATTTTCTTGTCGGCGTCGAAGAATCAGGCCTACCTGTTCCGTGGGTACATCCAAGCGTTTGCCCGCGAGGTCATCGGCGTCGAGCTGACCGGTGATCCCATCGTGCTCCCGAACGGCGCCGAACTGTTTTTTCTGGGTACCAACGCGCGCACGGCCCAGGGCTACCACGGCAATTTCTACTTCGACGAATTCTTCTGGACGTTCAAGTTTGAGGAGCTGAACAAGGTTGCGTCGGGTATGGCGATGCACAAGAAGTGGCGCAAAACCTACTTCTCGACGCCGTCGACCATGGCCCATGAGGCCTACACCTTCTGGACGGGCGAGCGCTTCAACAAGGGCAAGCCGGCGGCGCAACACACCAAAGTCGACGTATCCCACGGGGCGCTCCAGCAGGGTAGGTTCTGCGAAGACCGGTTGTGGCGACAGATCGTCACCATCCTCGACGCGGAGCAGGGCGGTTGCGACCTATTCGACATTGAAGAACTGCGGCGGGAGTACAGCCCGGAAGCGTTCGCCAACCTACTCATGTGCGAATTTGTCGACGACGGCGCGAGCATTTTCCCGCTAACGGTGTTGCAGCCCTGCATGGTCGACAGCTGGGTCGAGTGGGCAGAGGACTACAAGCCGTTTGCGATGCGGCCGTTTGGCGACCGCCAGGTGTGGGTGGGGTATGACCCGGCGGAAACCGGCGATTGCTCGGGCCTGGTGGTGGTCGCGCCGCCGTTGGTGCCAGGGGGCAAGTTCCGGGTACTGGAGCGTCACCAGTTCCGAGGTATGGACTTCGCGGCTCAGGCGAGCGTGATCAAAGCCGTCTGCGATCGGTATTGGGTGACGTACATCGGGATTGACGTCACCGGTCTGGGCAGCGGCGTGGCGCAGCTGGTGCGCCAATTCTTCCCCAATGTCACCACGTTCAGCTATTCGCCTGAGGTCAAGACCCGCCTGGTGCTGAAGGCCTACGACGTGATCCACCGGGGCCGACTGGAGTTCGACGCCGGCTGGACCGACATGGCGCAGTCGTTGATGGCGATTCGCAAGACCATCACCGCAGGCGGTCGCCAATTCACCTACACCGCCGGCCGCAACGACAACACCGGCCACGCCGACCTGGCGTGGGCGCTCTTTCACGCATTGCACAACGAACCGCTGGAAGGGCAGACCACTGCCAATACCGGGCGGATGGAGATTTTTTGATGTCGAACCGCCGCAGAAATACCAAGCAAGTGGCCCAGGCTTCCACGGTTGCAACGCAGGAGTTTATTCCGCGCAGTGATAGCAAGATGGAGGCGTTCAGTTTTGGTGACCCGTCACCGGTCCTGAGTGGTCGGGAGGTGTTCGATTATCTGGAGTGCTGGTTTAACGGGCGGTGGTACGAGCCGCCGCTGTCGCTGGACGGTCTGGCACGGTCTGTGGGTTCCAGCGTGCACCTTCACTCGGGGCTGATGTTCAAGCGCAATTTGCTGAGCAAGACATTCATTCCACATCGGTTGCTGTCGCGGGCAGCGTTCGAACAGTTTGCCTTGGACTTCCTGTGCCTGGGTAACGGCTATCTGGAAGGCCGGCGCTCGATGCTCGGCCCCGTGCGCGAGCTGGTACCGCCGCTGGCGAAGTACATGCGCTCGGGCAAGGACGGCCGGCAGTTCATGGTCCAGGGCTGGAAGGAAGAGCACGAATTTGAACCGGGAACCGTTTTTCATCTGCGGGAAGCGGATCTGCACCAGGAAGTGTACGGCCTGCCCGAGTGGATCAGCGCCTTGCAGTCGGCGTTGCTGAATGAATCGGCCACGCTTTTTCGCCGCAAGTATTACGAGAACGGCAGCCATGCCGGCTTCATCCTCTACATGACCGACGCCGCGCAGAACGAAGCGGACGTCGATTCACTGCGCAAGGCGCTGAAAGACTCCAAGGGGCCTGGCAACTTCCGCAACCTGTTCGTGTACTCGCCGAACGGCAAAAAGGACGGGTTGCAGATCATCCCGGTCAGCGAGGTGACAGCCAAGGATGAATTCAACTCGATAAAAAACCAGACCCGCGACGACGTGCTGGCCAGCTTGCGCATTCCGCCGCAGTTGATGGGGATCGTGCCGCAGAACGCGGGTGGGTTTGGGTCGATCAGGGAGGCGGCGCAGATTTATGCGGCCAATGAGCTGGAGCCGATTCAGGCGCGGATGGCGCAGGTGAATGAATGGCTCGGGGAGGAGGTCGTGCGCTTCAAGCCCTATGAAATTATGCCATCAGGATGAATAATCCTTATCCGTAGAAGACGGCGATATGTGCGTTTCAAAAAAATAAATGGATAGGATGAGAGGGATATATGGCGGTTACTCTAATTTCTGATGTCGATGCTGATAGAAAGATCTGGCGATATATGACTTTGGATAAGTTTATACATCTGTTGGATTGTGAAGCGCTATATTTTAGCTCTCTCGATTCGTTTATGAAAAGCGATCCATTTGAAGGTATGCCTCCAGTTGTCATAATGAGGGAAATAAGAAAAATCGTACCGATATCACCGCTGCTAAAGTCGGCGCTAGCTGATATTGAACTTAAAGCCAAAGATATGAAGACGTCGGCAGAAGTTGCAGGTCTGTTTGATGCTTTATCTAATCCGGTCAAGGCAGAACACGAAGAGTTTAAGAGGTTAGTTATAGGGCTGTGCAAGGGACATGTGGTTAACTGTTGGCATGCTAATGACCAAGAATCCGAGGCGATGTGGAAGCTCTATGGAGACAGTCATCGGGGAATTGCGATCCAAACGACTGTTGGAAAGCTACAGGCAGCTCTACAATCCGAGGAAGAAATAAGAATTGCCGAAGTCATTTATTCGAATTACGACTCACCATCGAAAGACGCATTACGTCATTTGCTAAAGTGCGGTTTGGGTCCTGTAATGAAACGCAGCTCATATTCTCATGAGGCTGAATTAAGAGCTTATTTCTTACCTGCTGATCATAAGGTCGGACCTGAAGCAACTGCTCCGCAGTCGAAAACTGTGAAAGTTAACAGTTTGGGCTTTATTGAAAGTGTGCTTATTTCGCCTTATGCTGGTGAGCCCTATACCTCTGCCGTCAAGGCGGTGAGTTCTAAATATAACCTTGGTTGTGATGTTAGAGCTTCAAGTTTGTTACGCGGGTTTGAAAACTTATTTAACTTGAGTGAGCAAGAGCAGTTTTTCTGAAGTGCTTGATGTGTAAGGCTTTTTTTCAAGTGTTGCGGTTGAAGAATAAGCTTGCCGTGTTCGGCAGCCGCACTGTATATGGGCTTAGGGCGCTGGAAATATCAGGCTAGCATTTTGGTTCTTTACATTCCCAACCGCAACGCTGACTTTGAACCATTCGAAGGCCTCAGCCGGCTCGCCTTGGTACAACACCATCTGCTCGGCGCGCTCTTTTGGCGTCGCCGGGTCCAGCCATTCACGGGCAAGGTCTGGCGTAAGTACCACGGGCCTTCTGTCGTGGATGTCCACCATGCCACCAGCGCTATCGGCGGTGATGATCACAAAGCCGTCATGCTCGCTTGGTCCTTCATCGGCGTCTGGTAGTTGGCCGATAGCTGCACATAGGATCGGCGCGCCATCCCGCCTGCGGATCAGATAAGGCTGTTTCTTTGGACCGCCTTCATCCACCCATTCAAACCAGTTGTCTACGGGCGTTATTGCCCGGTGCGGCCAAATCGCCCGGAAGAAGGGGCCGTGGGCTACCTTCTCGACACGTGCATTAATGGGCGCTGCTCGGTCTTTTGCCCAATGCGGACGCCACCCCCACCGCACCGGATCGGCGTGTAGCAGCTCGCCCTGCTGGTGTAGTAACGCCACGTGGGTCGTTGGGGCGACGTTGTATCGCTCGATCGGCTGATCACCCACCGAGTTTGCCAGGGCGTTGGGCATGCTCAGTGCCGCAACAAAGTCGTGGATTCCCCGGTACTGCGACAGTCTTCCGCACATGGCAAACCCTCTTTCCGATTGACCTTAGACAATCGTTGTCGGTCGGGGTCTCATTTCATTGACGATCCGTCGCAACTCGTCGGCTTCCCGTCTGCTCACATTAGCCGAGGTGGTGAGGTCGGCGATTTGCTTACGCATTACTGCCGCTTCGGCGCCGCGCTCACGGAGATACCCCGCAAACTCAATGTTCTTCGTCTGGGTTTCCAGCAGCATCTGACTGATACCGAATACGTCTGCCCGCGCTTTGCGTAATTGCAGGTTGAGTTCCTGGATCTCGTTCTCCAGTAGGCGGCAATGCTGTCGGTACATCTGCAGTGGGGTGGGGAGGCCAAGCCATCCTAGGGTGTCTTCATCATCGTTCAT